TGAAGACAGAACCGAATGGGTGATCATGATTGGAGATAAATTAGCTAGCAAGGAATTATTTGCAAGCGAAGAAGAGGTAAAAAAATACATTAACAAAAAACCATGGGAGTTAATTGCAGCATTAATATGCAGTATTGCAGAAAATGCTATCAAATCCGAATTGTCAAACCTTAAAAATAAAGAAAAATGAGCCTAACAAGAAGTATCGGGAAAAACACCTTAGGAGGTGGAAAAAAAATGCAAGTAGACATGAAAACCTATAACAGGTCTACTCATGATTTAAGTTACGTATGGAGAAACACGCAGAGTCCAGGGACACTCGTTCCGTTCATATGTGAACTGGCATTACCTGGAGATGTGCACGAAATTCAACTAAGTGCCAATGTATTAACACATCCAACAGTAGGACCTTTATTCGGGTCATTTAAATTACAGTTAGACGTATTTGAATGTCCTATAAGATTATACAATGCACAATTACACAATAACAAACTAGGAATCGGGTTGGACATGTCTAAGGTAAAATTTCCAATACTGAACGTTACGTACGACAAAACAACGGACAATCCATTGTCAACAGAAAGGAATTTGAACGGTGCGCAAGTAAATCCAAGCTGCCTTAGAAGTTATTTAGGATTCAATGGGGTAGGAAGAATAAAACCATCTACGGGAAATATTGCAACAATAGGCAGTCAATGTATGCCAGAACTGATGTATTACGACATCTTCAAAAATTATTACGCAAATCTTCAAGAAGAGGATGCGTATTTTATTAGTATCAATGCAGATATAAAAGCCATTAATGTAGACGGAAAAGATTACAACCCAAACGACATTAACGTTCCAATAAAAAATAAATCTGCCATAGCAATTACGATAAAAGAAGGAATAAAAGCTGAAGATTTAAGATTAACCGTACAAACATTTAGAGGTTCAATCGAAAAAATAGAACCTTCCGAACTTGGAACCATTGTGCCGGCGCCAAATACCATAGGAATAACTGTAACTTCAACAGTATATACAACCCTGCTTAAAGTAGAATCTATATACGGAATAGGAGGTGGAAAACTATCAACGTTCAAAATCTCGGAGATAGATTTAGTACGAGAAAAAATTCTACAAGCACCAACAAACACACCTTTCGATTTAAGTGCGGCCGCCGTTTCAGTAATATCAAAATTTAGAGACAGGACGAACAATTACTTAAATACGACCTATCCACAGTTCGGATTATGTGTAAAAACGTATCAATCAGACTTATTTAACAATTGGATTAATACCGAATGGATTGAAGGAGAAAACGGAATCAGTGAAATTACATCGGTAGCCGTGACTAATGGATCATTTACAATTGACGCTCTAAATCTAGCGCAGAAAGTATATAATATGATGAATCGTATTGCGGTATCCGGAGGATCTTACAGAGATTGGATTGAAACCGTATACACATCCAACTACATTGAGAGAGCCGAAGCACCGGTATACATGGGCGGTATGTCCGACGAAATCGTATTCCAAGAAGTAATCAGCCAGAGTGCAACGGAGCAGGAGCCATTAGGAAGCTTAGCCGGACGCGGAAAACTAGCGTATAACAAAAAAGGAGGCTATCTTAAAATCAAGGTAGAGGAGCCAAGCTATATCATTGGAATCGTATCAATTACTCCAAGAATCGACTACTCGCAGGGAACCAAATGGGACAGGAATCTAAAAACAATGAACGATTTGCACAAACCAGCACTAGACGCTATCGGATTCCAAGATCTAATTACAAGTAAAATGGCATGGTGGGACAGCTGGAACGGAGGCGGAGGAATAACCACAAAATTCAGCGCAGGAAAGCAACCGGCATGGATTGATTACATGAGTAATTATAACAGAACACACGGGAACTTTGCCAGCGGAAAATCGGAGGAATTCATGGTACTTAACAGATCGTACGAAATTAATAAGGAAACCATATTGGAAAAACAATCCGTAATAAAGGATTTAACAACCTACATTGACCCAGTAAAATTTAATTATATATTCGCAGACCAGAGTCTAGATGCGATGAACTTCTGGGTACAAATTGGAGTAGAT